GAGTTACGTGCTGATTTTTATGGGCGTCGGGTTAGTCTATATGGGTCTGATAATCCTGACAGTCTTAGGGGGCAGTATTTTGATGGCGTGGTTATCGACGAAGTTGGCGATCAGAACCCACGTATTTGGAACGAAATCGTCCGACCTGCTCTTGCCGACCGTATTGGGTGGGCTTGTTTCATTGGCACTCCTAAAGGTAATAACCATTTCGCTGAGTTAGCGGACAGGGCTAAGACCGAGGAAGGCTGGCGATTCCTACAGTTCAAGGCTAGCGAAACAGGAGTCTTGCCGGACTCAGAGCTTAAAGCTGCCTATCGAGAGATGGGTGAGGATCGGTACAACCAAGAGTTCGAATGTTCCTTTAACGCAGCGGTCGAAGGGTCTTACTATGGCAAAATTATTAACGACCTTGAAAGGGATAGTCATATTACTGACTTTCCTCGCGACGATCTGTGTCGTAGCTTTGTTGCATGGGATCTTGGCATGGGTGACTCAACTGCTATATGGGTTGCTCAACTGGCTGGAAAAGAGGTTAGATTACTCGATTGCGTCGAAAACCATGGACAGGGATTAGACTGGTACGTTCGCTGGCTTAAAGAGAACGACTATGCAGGGTTTACCCAAATCCTGCCCCATGACGTACAGGTGAGAGAGCTAGGCACAGGCAAGAGCCGCAAGGAAGTCTTAGAGGAAGCAGGACTATCGATAACGGTTGCGCCTAGACTGTCGGTGGCTGATGGGATACAGGCTGTCAGGAGATTGCTGCCTAGATGCTGGTTCCATCCGAGGGTTAAGCCGGGGCTAGATGCGCTGAGGAACTACCGTCGGGAGCATGACGAGCGTAGGCAGATATTCTATGAGAAGCCGCTACATGATTGGTCGAGCCACATGAGTGACGCTTTTCGCTATCTGGCTATAGGTCTTGACGAATCAGATAGTTCATGGCAGACAACGTTGCCAATTTCGACCAAATGGATTGTATAATCAGCAAAACCCGTTAAGGATTTGCTATGAAGATGGATGACGGTCAGATCAAGAGTATTATCGAAAATGAAATCGATAACTCTATTGGGTACATTGATACCGAGACAACAGATCAACGGGCAAAAGCCCTAGAGTATTACCTTCGTTATCCCTATGGTAACGAGATTGAAGGACGCAGCCAGATCGTCACTGGCGAGGTAGCTGAGGCTATCGATGGTGCGTTACCCCAACTTATCCGAGTCTTTACGACTACCGAGGATATTGTCTCTTTTGAGCCACAGACTCCAGAAGATGAGCAGTCTGCTAGACAGGCTACCGACTACTGCAACTGGGTGTTCTACCGGGAAAACGACGGTCTAATCATCCTACACAACTGGTTCAAAGACGCGCTAATGATGAAGGTTGGCGTAGTCAAGGCGTACTGGGAAGCCAAAGAGGACGTTAACAAAGAGTCCTACAAGAACCTGACCGAAGATGAATTAGCCCTTCTGCTGTCTGATCCTGCTATCGAGGTGGTCAGCCAGAACGTCGAGTTTATCGATGGTGGCGTTGATCCGATGGGCTTTCCGATCCAGATTCCGATGTACTCGGTCAAGGTCAAGAAGGTTAAGAAATACGGCTGCGTCAAAATTGAGAACGTGCCACCTGAAGAATTCCTGATTAGCAAATCGGCAAGAACTATTGAGGATAGCCCGTTCGTGGCTCATCGTCGCTTAATGACTCGTAGTGAGTTGGTAGCGATGGGGTTCGATAAGGATGTGGTCGAGGGATTGCCTTCTTACGATGATCTTCAGTACACAACGGAACGAGTAGCCCGATTCTCTCAGGGTGAGCAGCCGGACGAGAATATCAGCCTTGACCCTACGATGCAGGTCTGTGAGGTCTACGAGTGCTATATCAAGATCGACGTTAATGGCGACGGTATCGCAGAGCTACGGAAGATTACCTACGCTGGCAGCGAAATCCTAGATGACGAGGAATGTGACCTAGTTCCGTTCCATAGCCTGTGTCCTATCCCTATCCCGCACAAGTTCTTTGGTCAGAGCTTGGCAGACCGGACAATGGACATTCAGCTAATCAAGTCCACTGTTACTCGTCAAATGCTCGATAACCTGTACCTAACGAACAATGCCCGTATCGGGGTTGTTGATGGTCAGGTGAACTTGGATGACGCGCTAAACGCTACTCCGGGTGGGATTATCCGCATGAAGTCGGCTGGTGCTTTGCAGCCTATCGAGGTTCCTGCGGTAACGGCTCAGGCTTTCCCGATGCTTGAGTACATGGATCAGGTTCAGGCTAAACGTACAGGCGTTAGCGACCAGCAACAGGGTCTTGATCCTGACGTGCTGAATAACGTATCGGCTACGGCTATTGCCGCGATGATGAAGTCGAACTCTGGCAAGCTGGAGTTAATCGCTCGAATCTTTGCTGAGACAGGCGTTAAGTCGCTGTTCAAGGGCATTTTGCACCTATTAGGCAAGTATCAGGATCAGGCAAAGATTGTCCGTATGCGTGGCAAGTTTGTGGCATTTGATCCTCGTACATGGACGAATCAGTATGACGTGGCGATTAACGTCGGCTTGGGGTCAGGTGACCGGGATCAGAAACTAGCCATGCTCCAGATGATTCTAGGCAAGCAGGAGCAAGCCCTAACTCAGTTTGGCACATCGAATCCTCTGGTATCTGTCGGTCAATACCGCGATACCTTGGCGAGACTGATTGAATCGGCTGGTTTCAAGGATGCTAAGGCTTTCATTAACGAGATCAGCCCTGAGCAGAACGCGCAACTGTCACAGCCACAAGAGCCTAAGCCAGATATGCAAGCGGAGGCTACTCGTCTAATCGCAGAGGTAGAGCGTGAGAAGACCGAGGCTAAAGCTCAGATTGAGGCTGCTAAGTTGGAACTAGAGAAACAATCGCTAGAGGCTGAATATACTCGTAAGGGTATTGAGATGGCGATGAAGGCAGAGCGTGATGCGGCAGATATGCGGATTCGTGAGGCTGAACTAGCGGTCAAGCAGTTGCAAGCTATTCTGGCTATGGACTTGGCTGACGAGGATAGCCGTAATAAACAGGCTGATATTGTCCTGAAGGCGATTAAAGAGCTAGGCAACCTAACGTCAAGGCAGATGTAAATGGGATTGCTAGACGAAATCATTCAGCAGGGAATTAGGTCTTACGGTGCTAGATTTGCCGAAAAAGCCTCTGAGCCGCTAGAAATGAAGGGCAAGGGTTATTTTGGAATGTTGCCAGCAAGAGAGGGATTTGCTACTGAGATTTCAATGACGGATGATAGAGGTAGAAGTTTCCCGGCGTTGGTTCCAACCCTTACGCAAGACGAGGTTAATTCATTGCTAAGAGGAAATGACGTAACGGATGATATGTACCGTAAGGCTGAGTTATTTGCTAACTATCGTCAGTCTCAGGGGATGTCTCCATTTGCGTCACCGACTGAATTGCGTGTTCCTGTGGGGTTATTGGGGTACTAATGGCTGGCTTACTGAGTGATATTCTAGGTCTGATAGATAGGGCTAAACAGTCCACTAGGGCTAATGTTGGCTTGCTAATGGACAACCCACAAGAGTACGGTCGGCAGATTAGCGAGTCGGCTAGAGACATCAATAGACAGGATACGCTAGCGGTTCAGGGCAAAAATGCCATGCTTTCAGGTATGCAGCCGACTCCTGAGCAAATGGCTGCAATGGCTGCTATGCGTCAACGTGCTGAAAACTTATCGATGGGCTTTGCTGGTACTGTTATTAAAAATCCTGCTCCGTTTAAAGTTGCTCATGGAACAAATGCTCAGTTTGATGAATTCCAGCGTGGGATGGGAATAACAGCAAAACACATTTATACAACTCCAGAGAATTTTGCTGCTGATGCTGCCCTATATGGTAAAAATTTAATAAAAGCAGAAGCAAGTCCTAAAAAAATGATTGATTTTTCTGATTACAATAAACTTGATAAAACAACAACAAATGCGATTAAAAAAGCAGCAAAAGATGCCGGAATCACAGACAAATATTATCCATTCGAAACATTCTTAAATGATTTAATGAATGGTCAAATGTATCAAGTCGGTGGTGGTCAAAGAACACAAAATGCGTTTTTAAGTGAACTGTTTTCTAAATATGATGCCGTAAAAATGCCAGATGCTTCAGTTGGTGGTGGTTTATCGCAGAGTGTTGTTTTTGAAAACCCTTCATTGCTAAAAATACAAAAATGAACAAATCTCTTTGGGCTGAGAATCTGCTGAAAGATGAGTGGTTCCAACAGATGATGTCGGAGCTAAAGACAGCAGAACTTAACAAGTTTGCATTGAGCCAGTATGATGACATCTCGACCAGAGAACAGGCATACATGACGCTTAGGACGCTAGATATTGTCGAAACGTACCTTGAAGGGTTATCGGCACAGAAGAAGATTGATGCTAAAAAACTAAAGATTTTGTAATCCGAGTCGGGCGGTTCCCGATATAATTTAGGAAATACATATGAGCGATACTGGAAGTATGACCCCGGAAGGGAATACTCAGTTAGACGTAGGTGGTGCAGCCGACGCTATCATGGGTCTTATGGGTGGGCAAGAAGGCTCCGAACAGGAACAACCGGAAACCCAACTCGAAGCCAATGATAGCGAAGCCGAATCCGAGGAGTCTTATGACGAATCGGAGGTAGAACAAGATGAAGGCGATGAAGAAGCCGAGGAGCCTCCTAAATACAGGGTGAAAGCCGCTGGTGAGGAAAAAGAGGTAACCCTTGACGAGCTTATCAAGTCTTATCAACTTGGCACAGACTATACGAAGAAATCGCAAGCTGTAGCTGAAGAACGCAAAGCCGTAGAAGCAGAGAGGCAGCGTATCGAGGAAGCTAGGTATCTGCGTGACCAATACGCAGAACGGTTGCAGGTAATTGAGCAGATGCTTAACCAGCAGCCAGAAACTGAGAATCTGGACTATCTTAAGGAAACCGACCCTATTGGGTACGCAGTTAAGGTTGCAGAGTTATCACAGCGGGAAAAGCAGTTAGCTCAAGTTCAGGCTGAACGACAGCGGATTGCACAGCAACAGGATCAGGAACGTCAGGAGCAACTCGGTCATGTAATACAGGCTGAAGCTCGTAAGCTGGCAGAGGCAATACCTGAGTATGCTGACCCACAGAAGGGTGAGGTAGCTCGGCGAGAACTGCGGGAGTTTGGTCAGAAGCTAGGATTCACAGAACAGGAATTAGCGGGAATCTATGATTCTCGTCAGGTTCTAACGTTATGGAAGGCAATGCAGTACGATAAGTTACAGTCTGCAAAGCCGGGAATCACGAAGAAGGTAAACGAGGCTCCTAAAGTAATGAAGTCTGGCGTTTCCCAAGGTCGTGATGGTAACGAGGAACTGAAAAAGTTAAAAGCCAAGGCTAGGCAGACCGGAAGGGTTGCTGATGCCGCTAAAGCATTTGAACGTTTCTTATGAGGAATTAAATCATGCCTACATTTACAGCACATACCGCGATTGGTCAGCGGGAAGATTTGACCGACATCATCTATGACATCTCGCCAACTGAGACACCATTCATGTCTTCTATTGGCAAGACTAAGGCAACTGCTGTCTACCATGAGTGGCAGACTGACTCGCTGGCTGCTGCTACAACTGGCAACGCTGCGATTGAAGGTGCAGACGCTACATCGGCAACTCTGTCTCCTACCGTCCGTCTTGGTAACTACACTCAGATCATCCAGAAGACTGTTCAGGTCTCCGGTACTCTGGACACGGTGAACAAGGCTGGTCGTAAGTCGGAAAAGGCTTACCAGTTGGCTAAAGCATCGGCTGAACTGAAGCGCGATCTAGAAACCATCCTGTGCGCTAACCAAGGTCGTTCGGCTGGTACATCGACTGTTGCTCGTAAACTCGGCTCGATCCTGTCGTGGATCAAGACTAACTCGGACAAGGCTTCTGACGGTTCCGATCCAGCGACAATCGGTGTTTCGACCCGTACTGACGGCACTGTTCGTACTTTCACCGAGACTCTGCTGAAAACCGTTGTTTCCGAGGTGTTCGTATCGGGCGGTTCTCCGAAGATTCTGATGGTTGGTGCTGCTGGTAAGCAGAAGGTATCGTCGTTTGCTGGTATCGCTGCTCAGCGTTACATGGCTCCGGGCAATACTCCGACCACCATTATCGGTGCTGCTGATGTTTATATGTCGGACTTTGGCACGATGTCGGTTGTTCCTAACCGCTTCATGCGTACCCGTGATGCTCTGATCCTTGATCCTGAGTACGCAGCACTTGCTTACCTGCGTCCATTCCAGACCAATGATCTGGCTAAGACCGGCGACAGCGAGAACACTCAACTCTTGGCTGAAGTAACTCTGGAAGTCAAGAACGAGGCTGCTCATGGGATCATAGCCGATCTGGACATGGCTCTATAACGGATGTTTGTATAAGTAGCAAATCCTCCTAGTCTTCGGGCTAGGGGGAACTACAAAAGGAATTTATGAGTACTCCGATACGGACTCAAACAGCATATGAAGATGGTGACGGTGGTATCGTCATCGAGACTAAGCAGGATGTAACAGAGATTATCGAAGCCAATAAGAAGCAACTGGACTACGATAAGTCTCGGCAAGGACACTTAAACGAACTGCATCACGTTGCTCGAATACCCTTCACGGTCATAGATGTACTGAACCAGAAAGGGATTATGAAGGGCTTTAACGTGGTCGATGAGGTCGGGTTTGCTAGGTGGCTGAACGATCCTGATAATGCTGTTTGGAAAACGTATAGGGGTACTGTATGAGAGTTGGTGTTTGCGTCCCATGCCGGGATGAGGTGCATACTGGTTTTGCTTTTGACTTTGCTCGGATGACAGCGCATGATGCGTCAGTACGTTGCAAAGATGGTAAAGGTGGATTAAGCCTTTACACAATGCCGGGAACGCTGATATTTGACCAGCGTGAGAAGTTGGCAGAAGTGGCATTAGGTGAAGGATGTGACGCGCTATTGTTTATTGATAGCGATATGCGGTTTCCGCATGACATCATTGACATAATGTTAAGTCGAGATGTGCCGATTGTTGGGGTAAATGCAACGACTAGAAGGAAGCCTGTAACTCCTACAGCCAAGATACTCACAAGGTATATGGACGGTGATACAGAGGTTCGTAAGTGGTCGAACATTGACTCTCGCGGCAAAGAAGGGATTGAGGAAGTTACAGCGGTTGGGTTTGGTGCTGTAATGATCCGTAGAGAAGTGTTTGAGAAGACCGGAAGACCTTGGTTCGATGCTGGATGGGGTTCTAACGGTGTATGTGGTGAGGATGTGTATTTCTGCGTCAAGGCTGGTTCTGAGGGCTTTCAGACGTATGTAGACCATGAACTATCGATGCACATCCGGCACATCGGCACTTACGAATACGGTTGGAAAGATTTTGAGCAGCTAGAGGAATAACATGGCATTTACGACCTATAGCGAGTTAAAAACAACGATAGCTAACTATCTGGCTCGTAGTGATCTGACTTCAGTTATTCCGGACTTTATCCGTCTGGCTGAGACTAGGTTGCAGAGAGACCTAAGAATTCGTCAGATGTTAGTGGTAGCTACAGCGACAACAACGGGCGGTGATTCAACACTTGGATTGCCTACCGACTTCTTAGAGATGAGGGATATTCATCTCAACACGACTCCGATTACTACGCTACGTTACAAGGCTCCTAACTCGTTTTATCAGGAATCTAGGGTAACGGATGGCGGCAAGCCCATTGATTACACTATTCTCGGTGCGGAGATGCAGTTAGCTCCGGTTCCAGATTCGTCTTATACGGCGCAGATGTTGTATTACGCCAAGCCTCCTGTATTATCAGATTCGACAGCTAGTAACGTATTCTTGGCTTATGTGCCTGATGCGTTGCTATATGCGTCTTTGGCAGAGGCAGAGCCGTATTTGATGAATGATGCAAGGGTGCAGACTTGGGCTTCCTTGTATTCTAGGGCGATTGATTCTATCTCTACGTCCGACCAAGCAAGTGAGTATAGTGGTCAACCTATGTCTATGTCTTATAACGTGAGGTAAATCATGGCTGAGATGTCTAATTATCTGGAGAATGCGCTAATTAACGCTACTCTCCGCAATACAAGCTACACAAGCCCTGCTGCGGTTTATGTAGGTCTTTACACAAGCGATCCGGGTGAGGGCAATACAGGTACTGAGGTATCTGGTGGTTCCTACGCTCGTACAGCGGTAACGTTTGGTGCGCCTAGTAACGGTGTATCAACGAATAGCGCGTCAGTTACGTTCCCGACTGCTACTGGCACATGGGGTACTGTGACTCACGTTGGCATTCTGGATGCAACAACTAGCGGCAACCTGCTGTATTACACAGCCTTGGATGCGTCTAAGTCGATTGCTTCTGGTGACGTGTTCACGATCTCGACGGGCAACCTTTCCGTAACTCTGGAGTAATCTATGCCATTAGTCATTGCTGACCGAGTTCGGGAAACGTCCACCACGACCGGCACAGGCACATTAACCTTGGACGGTGCAGTAACGGGCTTTCGTACTTTCGGATCGGCGATTGGCGATGGTAATACTTGCTATTACACAATTACTCTCGGTGCGGATTATGAGATTGGTCTCGGTACTGTTGGAACGGGTACGTTAGCTCGTACTACGGTACTGAAATCATCTAACAGCAATAACGCTGTTAACTTCGGTGCTGGAACTAAGGACGTATTCGTAACGTATGCGGCTGATGTTGCTGCTATAACAAGTGCTGCACAGACATTTACGGCTGCTCAGACGTTTAGAGCGTCTAATGCTATTCGTTCTGAGGCTGCGTCAACACAGGATGCTATCGTTATTGCTGGTAGGGCTGGCGGTACTTCTTCCTATGCTGCAACGCTAACTCCTGCGACGTTATCTGCTAACAGGACAGTTACTATTCCTGACGCTACTACAACTCTCGTAGGAACGGATACAACGCAGACACTAACGGCTAAGACGCTAACCGATCCAGCGATCATTGGAACGATCTTAGAGGACGTTTTCACGATTACTGATGGTGCAGCGTTTGAAATTGACCCCGGCAATGGCTCAATTCAGCTCATCACGCTGGGTGCTAACCGGACACCCAAGGCGACGAACTTCGCCAACGGTGAAGCCGTGACGCTGATGGTAGACGATGGAACAGCACGCACCTTGACGTGGACTGACAGCACGTTTGGCGGCTCTGGCGTGGTGTGGAAAACAGACTCAGGCTCTGCGCCTACGTTGAACACCACAGGTTATACGGTGATCGTGTTGTGGGAGGTCGGCGGTCAGGTCTACGGTGCGCGAGTGGGGAATAACTGATGCTGGCTAATAAGCTCTTAGGTGCTGCTGCGGCGGCTGTTCCTCAATACATCGAGGATGTTTTCTCGACGTACTTGTACACGGGTACTGGGGCATCGCAAACCATTACTAACAATATTGACATTTCAACCAATGGTGGGTTGGTTTGGATTAAAGGTCGTTCTGGTGCAACAGCGCATCGTCTTACTGACACTGTTCGTGGAGCAACCAAGTCGCTTGAATCAAATAGCAGCGCAACGGACTCAACCGAATCTACAGGACTGACTGCTTTTGGAACTACTGGCTTTACGATTGGTGCTGATGCTGACTACAACACTAACACAGCAACCTACGTCTCATGGACATTCCGCGAGCAAGCAAAGTTCTTTGATGTAGTGACGTATACGGGGAATGGTGCTTCTAACAGAGCCATTTCACACAATCTTGGTTCTACGCCGGGGTGCATTCTTGTTAAAGCTACTAGCACAACGGGTGATTGGTATGCACTTCATAGAGTTGGGTTTTCTGGAAGTTGGGGTGTTGGTACGCTAAATAGCACTGGTACATTTGTTACGCCAAACCCATCGTATTGGGGTAATGGAACAACTTTTACTGCCCCTACAAGCACAACATTTACTGTTTCTGCTGATGGCGGCGCATTAACTAACGGAAGCGGCGTAACTTTCGTCGCCTACCTATTCGCTCACGACGCAGGAGGCTTTGGCGCTGCTGGTACGGATAATGTAATTACTTGTGGGTCGTACACCGGCAATGGAGGTGCGAATACGATTACGCTTGGATATGAGCCGCAATGGTTGTTGGTAAAAAAGACAAGCGTACAAGACTCCACTTCGTTCTGGTCGATCAACGACAATATGCGTGGGGGGTTAACTGCTCGCGGTACAGCTTCTCAAATAAAGCCAAATTCTACAGAGGCAGAAGATGACCTCGGTGGTGTAACCACGCTTCCCGCCGCTATCGCAACTGGCTTCACCATCGGGAATGCTGGCGGCTATAACGCTAGCGGAGAAACCTATATCTACATCGCCATCCGTCGTTCCATGAAAACGCCGACGAGTGGAACGCAGGTCTATGAAGGTACGACATACACAGGTAACGCAACCGCTCAAAGGCAAATAGGCTCGACGGTTCTAATGGATATGCTTTTGCTGTCTTGTCGGAGCGCAGATTCACTTGGGTGGACTAGTTATGCTCATTTTATTTTTGACAGGCTTCGCGGCGGATCGAATCCTAATTCTTTAGGAACCTCTAAAGCAGATTTTGAAATTACAGGGTGGGCAACTTATTTAGATTTTGACAAAAACATAGGTTGGGATACTAGTTCAACCACAGCACAAGACTATTTGAATAAATCTAGCTCAACATTTGTAAGCAATGTATTTAAACGTGCGCCGGGGTTTCTTGATGTGGTGTGCTATACGGGTACTGGTTCAAACAGAACTATCACGCATAACTTAGGCGTTGTGCCTGAGTTGATGATAGTAAAAGTTAGAAGTGGAACCACCAATGATTGGTGGGTATATGACGCTGCAACCGGTAATACGAAATACCAAGCTCTAAATACCACCGCTGCACCAGTTACATCCTCTACTGCGTGGAATAACACAACGCCTACTTCATCAGTTTTTACTGTTGGGACAGGGGCGGGGGTTAATGGATCAACGTTTCTTTATGTCGCTTACCTATTCGCTTCTATCTCTGGCGTATCTAAAGTAGGCAGCTACACAGGCACAGGAACAACGCAAACCATCAACTGCGGATTCACGGCTGGTGCGAGGTTTGTGATGATTAAGCGCACTGACTCAACGGGCGATTGGTACGTCTGGGATACGGCTCGCGGCATCGTTAGCGGTAACGACCCTTATCTGTTGCTGAACTCAACTGCTGCTGAAGTTACCAACACCGACTACATTGATCCTGCTAACTCTGGTTTTGAGATCAGCAGCACAGCACCAGCAGCGATTAACGCTAACGGTGGAACATTTATCTTCTTAGCTATTGCTTGAGGACAACTATGGAAATCAGACTTAGAACAGGGCAAGTGATGACAGAGAGCGAGTTTCGCGCTGCTCATCCGAACACCAGTTTTCCTCAACAGCTAACAGTTGAGCTACTCAATGGCTTTGATGCTGATCCGGTATTAAATGGCGCACAAGCACAGCCAACGAGATACCAGACTGCTTATCGCGATGGTGTCGAGGAAATCAATGGACAATGGTTTACCAAGTTTTCTGTCGCGGATATGGACGCTGAAGCCATTGCCTCTATTGATGCAAATCAGGCAAAATCTGTACGAGACGAAAGAAACCGTAAGCTGACTGCTTCTGATTGGACTCAGGTTGCTGATGCTCCGGTGGATCAAGCGGCTTGGGCTGCGTATCGTCAAGCCTTGCGTGATATTCCGTCACAAGAGGGTTTCCCTTGGTCAGTAACTTGGGCTGTGGAGCCTTAAATGCTTGGATTCCTACCGTTATCTGCTGCTGCAATATCTGAAGATAGCATCACTACGCTGGTTACAGCGTCAGGGGCGATTAACGGTCGAGCGTTAGTTACTGCGGCTGGAACTAAGACGGTTAATGCTTCTGGTGCAATCCTCGGTAGGGCTGTTGTAACGGCTTATGAGGGGGCTATACAGGGTTCAGCGGCTGTTACCGGTAGAGCCGTAGTCACTGCGCTAGGAGGCTACTCTAGGTCTGCTGTAGCGGCTATTTTAGGTAGAGCTACGGTTACAGCAACAGGTGGAATTGCTAAGTTTGCGGCTGCTCAGATTGTTGGCGTAGGTAGATTTAGTGCGATTGCTAACAATGCTGTTTTGGCATCTGCTGCGGTTACTGCTGAGGCTGACGTTCGTTGCGTTGGTGGGGTTACGAGATCGAGTGCTGTAGGGTCAATTAGTGCTAGGGCTGTGGTTACTGCCGAGGGCATGATTTACGGTGAAGAATGGACGAAAGTTTCTCCGGTGAGTGATACATGGCAACGACAAGAATAAACTTTGGTGAGTGGCTACCGGATCAGCCGAGTATCGTTCAGGCGGTATCGGATGCGGTGAACTGTTATCCGGTTGCTAGTGGTTATGCGCCTATCCCCAATATTGAGCCCTATCCTAACGATGAGACTCAGGCTTCCGAGACGTTGCTGACTTGCTTTGGTGGTAAGTATGGCGGTCAGAATGTCTTGTTTGCGGCTAGTGCTTCTAAGTTGTACAAGTTTGATACGTCAAACAACTCGTATACTGATGTTAGTAAGGCTGGCGGTTACTCGGCTTTGTCGTGGGATGTGACGCAGTTTGGTGCTGTGGTTATCGCTGCTGACGGTAATGCCAAGCTACAGGCTTACGACTTAGGGTCAAGTACGGCATTTGCAGACCTAGCCGCTGATGCGCCTATTGCTAAGTTTGTCACAGTTGTCCGAGATTTCGTTGTTGCAGCTAACGTTGCTGGTGAGGAATCTAAGGTTTACTGGTCGGACATCAATAACGAGACTGTTTGGACTCCATCCTTGGCTGCCCAAGCTGATGCTCAAGTGCTTCCTGACGGTGGTGATATTACTGGTATTGCTGGCGGTGAATACGGGCTTATCTTCTTGGAAAAGGCAATCTACCGGATGACGTATGCTGGTAGCCCGTTCTTTTTCCAGTTTGACGCTATCTCTCGGTCTTTGGGATGTATCGCTAACGGCTCGATTGCTCAGTTATCAGGGATTACCTACTTCCTAGCGGATGATGGTTTCTATGCCTGTAATGGACAAACGGTTACAGCAATCGGTGCTGAGAAGGTTGACCGTTGGTTCTTTGAGAATGTCTCGATTAGCAAAGTAACTAACGAGATGAGTGCAACGGTTGACCCTGTAAGATCGCTCATTATTTGGGTAGTTCCAACAGCCG